TGACACGTTAGGAGAAGAACTCAATGCAGCCTAATACCAATTACCTGACCATGGGCAACTATGGCATGGGCCAGCAATACCAGCCCATGGCTCCATTTGCCATGACGCAGCCCCAGCAGCAGCAACCGCCCAGCTGGTGGAATCCGCCTCAGCCGACACCCCGGACATTTCCCGTTGCCACAGCCACCGGGCCCGTGAGCGCAGGCATGGGCAACGGCGCTTGGCTTGGGGCCTACGAAGACATGGCTCCAGCAATGGGTGCAAGCACCCCTGCCGTCGCCCAGCCGCGCAGCATCATGGACAGCTTCTTGCAGCAGCGAAATGTCGACGGCACCACCTCGGGTGGCTACGGCACTGCGGCGCTTGGTGCCCTGCAAGGCCTGGGCGGGCTGTACCTGGGCATGCAGCAGTACAACCTGGCCAAGGATTCGCTGGCCTTCCAGAAGGACTCGTTCAACAAGCAGTTTGCTGTCCAGAAGAACCTGACCAACTCTCAGCTTGAAGATCGCCAGCGTGCTCGCGTGGCATCCAATGCCGGGGCCTACCAGTCGGTGGGTGAATACATGAACCAGAACGGGGTGAAGTAATGTCCAGACCCATCACTTGGCAAAACATTGCCGCACCCTCGTTTGCGGACGCAAGCCGAGGTCTGGCCCTGGCCCAGCAGGGCATCAACTCTGGCTTCGATTCGTTCAACAACGTGTTGAAGCAGCAGACCGATGTCGATAATGCCAACTGGGATCAGGTCAAGCGCAACAACACCGATGCGTTCATGAGCCGGCTGCTCCAAGCCCAGGGCGCTGAGGGCTTCAAGGCGCTCCAGGACTCGGGCGAGCTGCAGCGCATGCTGGCTGCAAACGGTGCACAGATCGACCAGGCTGCGGCCCGAACCGCAATGGATGGTCGCATGGCGACGTTGCAGCAACGGGACGTGGCCGGTATCCAGTACAAGAACACGATGCTGGACGAAGCCCAAGCACCTGAAGTTCGCCGCATCCAGATGCTGACTCTTACCGACCCTACCGCTGCTGCTGCCGAACTGGCTGCAAAACCTGACCTGCGCGCTGCAGTTCAACTGGCTCAAGGCATCGACACTCGTCAGCAGGTGCTGAAAGACCGAGTCTGGAACGAGCAGAAGCAGCAGTGGGAAACAGCAGAGGAAGCTCAACGCGCTGCACTTCGTCCCTTGGAGATTGATGCTAAGAAAGCCAGCATTGATTCGTCCCGTGCCTCGACAGCTGCATCTCGTGCTTCGACTGCAGTCTCTGGGTTAAACCTGGAAAAACTCAGACGAGAAGCCGCGGATTCAGACGAGGTACGCAAACTGGACAACACGTTGGCCGTTGCCCAGCAGCAGTACCAGCAAACCCGCACCGACACAGCGCGCAACATGGGCATCGTGGCCAAGGATCTTGGTTTGCCGGTGACGGCTGCCGGTACGCCAAACTTTGACCTCTTCACCAAAGAAGACGTTGCCAAGTTTGACACCGCAGCACGAACTCTGAAGACGGTGAAGATTCCAACAGCCTCGGATTTCATGACCGGCGACACCCAGGCAGCCAACAGGTTTTACGATGAGTTGGCTGGCTCAGGCGAATTCCGCGCTGCCACGCTGCGCAAGTTCAAAGAGCAGATCCGATCGGGCTTTGACAGCAACGCAGGCAACGGCAGTGTGGGCAACGACGCACGCAACAAGGCTGTGGCCACCGCTCAGGAAGACGTGATCAACCAGGAGCGCATGAACAACAACTGGTATGCCCCGAACCATCCCCAGGCGCGCAAGAGCTACGAGGAATTGGCCAAGGAAGTGCCGGGTTTGATCAACAAGCAATCTGGTTTCGGTACCGAAAAAGATGTGGCTGCTATTCAGAAGCTAATCTACGAAATGGCCACGACCGGTATCGATGTCGGCGGCGGCAAGTTCATGACACCCTCGGTTGAAGATGTCAGGAACGCAGTTCGCACGGCAAAAGGCAATCGACTTGGCTGGAGCGACGAAGTGCGCGCGGACAATGTGCGTGAGATCTTGGAGAAAAATGCCAAGTCCTCCCGAGTGGCCGGCCAATTGGCAGAAAGCGAAGACCTTTTGCGATGGCAGCGTCGCCAGGCAGTGAACAAACTGCTGGGTGGCGAAAAACCTTAATCAATAGCTTGATAATATGGGGGACACCAGATTGGTGTCCCTTTTTTTATTCGGGGATCGCTCCCCAGAACCAGAAAGAACGCTATGGCGACCGACTTCCGGGACTATTTCAACGACCGCATTTCTCAGGAGATTGAGAAAAACGCTTTGCTGGGCATTTCCACCAAGTACGACCAGGTGCAAGCGGCCAGCAAAGAAAAGCAGGCGTCTTTGGAAGATCTGCGCAAGCTGCGTTTGGCTCAAGAAGCGCAAGCGGCAGCTTCGTGGGCGGGCCAGATGGGTCTGGATTCCCAGGGCATTCCCAGTTCACTGGTCAATGTGGGTGAAGCCGTTTTTGAAGGCGCAAAAAACACGGGCCGATCGATCGGAGCAGCGGCTGATGCGTTGACCCGCAACAACGCAGGCATCGATGCTCTGGCTGCCAGCCAAAAAGCCGCTGGTGAAAAGGGCCCGATTGCCAAATCGATGCTCATGGATGAGATCGAGCGACGCAAAAAGGCCGATCTGAACCCCGGCGTCATCTCTGCTGTCCAGAATGTCTCTGGAGCCATGTTCGACAACCCCCAAGGCACGGCTGAATTCATTGCCGAGCAGCTGCCCAACAGCGCGGTGGCCTTGGGTTCTGGTTTGGTTGGAGCAAAAACCGGCGCGGTCGTCGGAGCAGCACTGGGCCCGGTCGGTGCGGCCGCTGGTGGTGCCATTGGTTTTCTGGGTGGCATGTTTTTGGGCAATGCCATTCTGGAAACCGGCAGCAAGGCCATGGAAAAGGCCCAAGACGGCGGCATGACTGATGCCAAACGTACCGAAGCGATCCAGGAAGGGGCCATCAAGGGCGGCGTGATCACTGCAGTGGATGCAGTGACCCTGGGCCTGGGCGGAAAAGCAGCCAAGACCTTCAACAAAGCGGCCATTGAAGCGGGTGCCCGAGCTGAAGCGCGCGTTTTGGCCAACGCCGGCGTGGATGTGACCAGTCTGCAGGCTATCGAGACCGCTTTGGCTGATCCGATCCTGCGCGGTAGCGCAAAAGCAGCTGGCCGGGCCGCTGCCGGACAGACATCGAACATTGGTACCAAGGCAGTGACTGCGGCCACTGGTTTGACGATGGAAACGGTGGGCGAAGGCACGGGTGAGTACCTGGGGGAGCTCGCTGCCACCGGAAAAGCCGATGTCTACGACGCGGTGATCGAAGCTGCAGCCGGATTCACGCAAAGCGCACCCGAAACGGCGTTTGCCATGCGTCGCGCACGCAGCAATGACCTCAATGCCAAGGGCATCGCCGGCGCAGATCTTTCCATCCCCGATCCAGTGGCTGAAACCCGGCCAGCGCCCAAGGACAGGAACGCAATCAAGACGGCCGTGGAGACCGGGGACGTGTCTGCCCTTCTGGATCAGAAGTCGGCCAGCTATTCCCCTACCGATGCGATTGCCGCACTGCAAGGCTATGCCAGCCGGGCGGATGCGACCCCGGAAGCCAAGAAGAGCAGCCTGGAGAAGGCCACCCAGATCGTTGCCGACCTGGAAGCCAAAAAGGCCGAGACCCAACAGGCCTATGACACGGTGTCACCTGAAGGTGTGTCCGCGCTCAGGGCCAAGCTGGACGATGCCAAGGCCAACGGCGACGACACCCGGGCCGCGCTGCTCGAAACCATGATTGCCGATGCAGGTGCGGACCCTAAAGCGGCCGCTCGCCTGCAGGCCCAGCTGGCCAAGGCCGATCAGCAGCTCATGGCTGCCAAGTCCGGGCTGACCACGTTGCACCAGGAGCTGCAGGCCAAGGACATCGATCCAGAGGTGGAAGCCACCAAGCTCAAGGATCCCGATCCGGTGGTTTCGGCCAAGGCTGCAAGCGACATCATCAACTTGTCGATGACCATCCCCGAGCGGCTGAGCCCAAGCCTGGCCAGCGAGATGGCCGATGACACCACCAACACGCTCACCGAAGACCAGCGCGCATACCTGCGCAAGTTCTCCGCTGCACGTCAGGCCGAGAACGAGCTGATGGGCATGGACGACGTGTCCAAGGAGATCTTCCTTGGCAACGCCGACAAGGCCATGGTCGGCATCAAGGATTACCGGGCCGGCGTGGCTGCGGCGCTGGATGCCGGCAACCGCGCATCGGCCAGCAAGCAGATGGCCCAGCTGTCCCGCTTCGTGGATGACCACAACCAGAAAGCCGCGCTGGCCCAGTCCGCGCTGGACTCTGGGGTGCCCAGCCGTCTGGTGAGCGACGGCAATGGAGGCTGGGGCCTTGAGCCCGGGCTGTGGAGCAGTGAAGCTGCGCGCGTTGAGAACGGCGGGCTGAACATCACGATGCGTTCGGAGAAGCTGGTCAACCAGATCAAAGCCGAAGCCGGTGCACTGACCAAAGCGCAGGATGAACTCATCGCTGCGATGAAGATTTCAACCAAGGAGAAAACCGATGGCACTCAAGCCGCTCAAGCCCAGCAAACAGAAGCGCAAGGACAAGAAGCACCCAGTGCTGCCGGAGCACGAAGCGACGCTGCCTCGGCGACAGACAATGCCCAAGACAGCACCGTCCAAGCCGATGATGTAAATGAGGAGGCTCCGGCCTCTGCTGTGGCAACTGAAGATGCTGCTGTAGAGACTGCTGCTACTGAGGAAGCTAAGTCTTCGGTTGAAGGTCAAACTCAGTCTACTGAGAAGACTACACCAACCGAGAAAGCCACCGTTCCACAAACCGGCGAGCTTGCTGCCGTTGCCGAGACCACCGAGGAAGGTACTGCGCACAACGCGAAGAAGTTCGGTGACTTCTTCTCGCAATCTGCCGGTAAAGACACCGATGGCTCCAAGCGTGCGCTGGTCTCCGTGAAGGACTTCATGACCCAGTGGGCCGACAAGACGGTCAAGCTGGGCGACTACCTGAAGGCCGAGGCCCTGACCGATGCACAGCGTGTGGCACTCAGCATGTTTGCGGCCAAGTCCGCTCAGTGGTCGGCCAACATCCGACGCAACCTGCGCCCCTCGCACAACGCGCTCTTCAACTACGAAGACCCCATCCGCTACCTGATCACAGGCACCGGCAACAAGGCCGACATCGAGGAGAACGTGAAGACCGCTATCTCTGCGGCCGTGTTTGCGTTCGTCGGGGACCAGGCGGGCCGAAGCAGCATCAACAACGATGCGGCCATCAATGCGATCCTGGGGCGCAAGGGTGATGACCCGGTGTCTGGCGATGCCAAACGCGCATTGCAGAACGTGGGCACGTACCAGTCCGCGGTGATCGATTCTCTGGGCACCAAGGTGATCGATGCGCTTGGCTTGAAGCTGCTGAAAAACGCACCCCAGGACATGCTGGCCAAGCTGCGCGCATCGCTGGGTGCGCACGCGCTCAAGCTGATGGAAGACCAGGGCATGGTGAGTCGCGATGCGATTCCTGCCGCCGAGATCACTGCGCTCAGGAACGAAGGCAAAGAAGAACAGGATGTTCCTGTGGTCGACAGCCATGTGGGCGATCACTACTTCTTCAAGCTGGCCGAGAAGTCCACGGACGTGTCCGATGCGCTGCGCGGCTCGCAGAATGTGGTGCCAAACCTGTTCGGCATCGAGTCGGGCATTCAGGCTCCCAGCGAGGAGCCCAAGACCAAGGTCCAGCAGACCTCTGACACCGGCATGGGTGTGACCAAGCTGCTCAAGCGGGTGTTCCGTCAGAAGCAGACCCAGGACAAGTGGTACGTCAACCAGGATCCGATGAAGGTGCTGGCTTCGTTCGATGAAGACCGGGCGCTGGAGATGGCCGGTGTGGTGGCGATGACCAACGAAACCACGCATGCGCGCAACCAGAAAAGCCAGAAGGCCAAGAACGACGGGCTCGTTCGCAACTTCAAGCAGTTCATGGACTGGGTCGGCGAACGGGCGGCAGCAGGCAAGCAGGATGAAGGGTTCTTCTACACCCCCGACATGTGGAAGCAGCAGCGCGCGGGTCTGAAGGAGACGATCGGCAATCCGCAGACCAACAAGATTGCGCGCTGGCTGGCGTCACCCAAAGAATGGGCCACCGATGTCTCCCTCACTGATGAGGGAATGATGCAGGGCTTCAAGCTGCGCGTGGCCGAAGGCCTGGGGCGCAAGACCGAGAAGTCCCAGAGCAGCAAGTCTGTGGCCTGGCTAGATTCGAAGATGCAAGAGCCGGGCATGGTCGCAGGCGTCAAGGCGCTTCAGCAGTCCCTGTTCACTGAAGAGGAGTTGAGCGCCGAGCAGCAGCAGGCTGTGGTCGATGCAGTGGCCGCCGGCGGTGAGAAGTTTCACACGTTGGCCGCCCTGATTGCCTATGCGCGCTATCAGCAGGCAGTGGACACCAATGCCGAGCAGTTCACCACCAACCTGATGGGTGAAGTGGACGGCGTGTCCAACGGCTCGATCCTGAACCACGTCCTGTACGGCGCGGCCATGTCGGCCGATCTGCTGAACTCGCTCCTTGAGCGCGGCGGCATCTACACGGCCAAGAGCATTGCCCAGAAGTACAGCGAGTGGTACGGCAATGGCAACACCGACATCTACGAGTCCAATGCCAAGCTGGTGGACGAAGCGATCACTGCCCAGTCTGCGGCCGACCCCAAGTTTGCTGAGCTGGTTTCCGCCATCTGGGCCACCTCCAAGGTGCCGGTCGATGAAGAGGGCAACGTCACCAAGGGTGGGCGCAACCTGCTGAAGACTGCGCTGAACCCTTTGAACTATGGCTCGGGCTTCAAGAAGATTCAGCAGAACATGGCAGCCGCCTATGTGGACGGCATCTACGCGCAGTTCGAGGTGTTCTCCAGAGAATCCTCATCGCAGCAAAAGATCGATGCGTTCGTGAGCAGCTTGAACGTGCTGTTGAAGGCAGGCAAACAGAAACCGTTGCCTGTTGGCCAGCCCATTGCGTTTTACATGCGCACCGAGCTGAACAAGTGGCAGACCAAGGCATTGGAGAAGGCTTACACGCAGACGGTCGGTGAGACTGCAACCGAGACGATCAAGGAATCGTTTGGCCCGTTGCTGGAAAAGACCCGCCTGCTGACCAACACGACCCAGCTGAGCTACGAGCTCTACGACGCCGTGTACCAGGCCATGCGCAAAGAAATGATCCAGTCGCTGGGGATCCCGGTGAACAAGGGCGCTCCGATCCACGATCTGAGCATGGAGCAAGAGCGCGAGCTGCAAGAGCGCATGAAGTCCATGGCCCCTGTGATGCACACGGCCATGTCGACGGACGATGGCAACATCAACAACGGCATCCTGCTGGCCAAGAAAGAGCGCGGCACCGTGAACAGCCCCAGCTACACGGTGGAGGTGAAGTTCGGTACCAAGCTGGCAACCGGTGCCAGCCAGCTCACCGTGCGTGGCCAGGCCATGCAGCAGACATCGCCCGGGGTGATGGCCATCTCCGGCTCGACCCAGGCGCTGGACAGCAAGATCTCGCACAGCACCCAACTGGGCCGCAACATTCTGAACGTGCACGACGCGGTGGGTGATGGCATTGGTTCGTTGGCTTCGACTTCGCAGGCCATGAACGAGAACACCTGGGACAGCCTGCTCAACTATTCCCCGCTCGATGCGGCGCATGAGGCGCTGATGCAGGTGGTGCGCGGCATTGTGGCGCTGGACGGTGAAGGCAAGCTCAGCCCTGCGGCCAAGGCCAATCTGATGGCTGTGCTGAAAAAGCAGGAGAACCGCACCAAGGGCGAGACGCCTGCGGTGTCCGTGGTTCCCATGGCGGTTTATGAAGTCTTCAACGCCGCACTGCTGGCCAACAAGACCAAGCTCGAAGCGATGTCGCAGTGGACTTCGGTGGACCAGTACGCATTCGATGGTGGCAGCTATGCCGTCACCAAGGATGACCGGGACATGGCCGTGGCCATGCTGAACTCGCTGCCCAGCAAGATGACCGCTGCGGATGAGAAGACCCTGTTCGACTTCATGGACATGACCAACGGCGCGCCGGTGGCAGACGCTCAGGCCAAGGTTGAGGAGATCCAGGCCAAGGCCGCTGAGCCTCAGGTCACCGAAACGCCGTTCGGCAAACTTGGCCAGGCCCGCAAGGCCAGTGATCCTGCGCTGGTGGCTTTCTTCGAAGCCAACCCCAACCCGACTTCGGGCGAGGTTGTGGCATTCCTGTCGCAGCCTGGCCGGCTGTCGCCGGTGAACCGCAAGATCCTGTACCTGCTGAGCAAGACACTCAGCCCGAACCTGACTTTCAAATACGTGACGGCCAAGACCACCCAGGACGAAGTGCTGGGCATGGGCAGTGCCCGGGCGCTGGGCTGGTATTCGCTGAAGGCCGGCAAGGAAGAGATCTATGTGAAGAGCCCCGAGTACGTGCTCTCCCAGTTGAACGATGGCTTGCTGCTGCACGAGATGGTGCATGCGGCGATCGCCTACACGATCGAGAGCCCATCGACCGAAGCCAAGGCGCTGATTGCCGAGCTCGAAGATCTGCGCGCAAAAGCCATGGAAGTGGCTACCGATGAGCAAAAGCAACGCTTTAAAGCTGCCCTGGGCGACATCCAGGAGTTCGTGGCCTATGGCCTGACGAACGAGGAGTTCCAGAAAGGTGTTCTGGAAAAAATCTCCATGCCATCCAAGACCCGAGGCAACACTCTGCTCAACGGGCTTCAGAAGTTCATCGCGACGCTGACCGAGATGCTGTTGGGCCGTCCCGACGCCGAGATCGAGAACGGCATGGCTGTTCTGGTCAGCAACGTGTCAGGTTTGTTCACCGAAGCGGCTGCTTTCAAGGACAAGCCCAAGCGTTCGATGGACTTCTACATGGAGGCCGACGAGAGAATCGAGTCGTACACCACACTGGAGATTCTGCAGGGGCTCGATAACGGGGCCGTGGAGCCCGTTTTCCAGGAACACCTGGGCAATCTGCTGTCCGGCATCGTTGAGGCCCTGCACGGCCCGTTTGGTGCGTTTGCCGCGGCAATGCGCAAGACCGAAGCCAACAACCCTCTGGCCGTTTGGCTCAAGGCCATCGAAACAGGGCGCGCTCCGTTCGCTTCTGCGATCGTGGCATCAGGGTTTGCCGGCAGCGCGCAGGAAGACTTCGCCATGCAACAGGTGGAGCTGACCGTCAAGGCTGCGCTGGAGGGCAACGATGCCACCACCACGATGGTCTACAAGGAGCTGACCAAGCTCTATGCCGAGGCGCGCGCGACACTGAAGCCTTCGGACTTCGCATCGCAGGCCGATTACGACTTTGTCTTCAGCATGACGACGGACAACGGCGAGCGTTCGGACTACCTGGCCCGCTTTGCGGCACTAGGCCTGGCCAATCAGAAGTTCAACAAGCTGCTGAAGTTCAATACGCTGGCCGATACCCGTGAGTTTGGCGATGGCAACACGCTGTTCGACCGACTGGTCAACATCTACGAAAAAGTGCTGGCCTTCTTCAGCGAGAAGGTGACGCATGTCTTTGGCGGACAGGTGGCCGACGAGAAACTGCAGGCCCTGGTGGGGCAGCTGGTGGACATCGAGGCCAAGAAGCGCCATGCGCTGATCCTGAAGCAGGACGGCAACCGCTACATCGATCCGATCGAGCGCGGTGTGAAGCGGGTGACCGAGTCGCTGCGTGAGAAGGCCACGGCCGCGCTGAACTCCGACATGGTGCGTGACAGCTCAAGTGCCGTGGTGCGCGCCACTGGAACGCTGGCCCGGACAGTGGCCGGGGGCTATGCGGATCAGTACATGGAGAGCCTGCGCAAAGTGCGCGATGCCCAGTTCAAGGAGCGTGATGGTCTGGGGGCTGGCCTGCTGAATGAATTGAAGGGACCAATCCAGGCATTTGGGGCGTTGCTGCGCGAAGTCAAGCATCGGGAAAACCAGCGTAAAAAGCTGATCACCGAGCACGCGGCAATGGCAGTCAAGGCGTTCAAGAATGGGGCGTCGTTCACCAAGGAGCAAACGACCAGCGTCACGAACGTGTTCATGCGCACCGGTGCCCACAATCTGCTGGCCCACTTCACTCTGGCCGAGATGGACAAGCTGCTCAGCACACCGGCCGAGCTCACCAAGGCCATCGCCTCGTTCGAAGCGCGGCTGAACACCCGGGCCAAGTCGCTGTACGTGCAGCAGGCCAATGGTTTGGGCTTTTACAAGGCCACCGGCGGCAACCCGCTGGACGTTCTGATGCTCAACGGGCATGCGATTGCGCGCCTGGCCGGCACCCAGTACACGAATCTGGTCAGCGAGGAAGAGGCCAAGGCTGCCGAGCCCGTCATCACTGCGCTGGTTTCGCTCTACGCGCTGCGCTACAGCCATGCCAATGAGAAGGCCATGGCCAAGGAGATCCTGCGCGCCGAGAACGGGCGCACGGATGGGGAAAACGGTGTGGATTTCCTGTTGAAAGTTCACCAGAAGCTGGAGCAGGATTCACTGGAGCGGCTGTTCAACGGCAACCCCATGCTGATGGAGCACGGCTACACGCCCGACATCGTGAACCCGCACACCAAGGTGACCACGGCCAACGTGGCCGATGGCCAGCGCCTGATGGCCCAGGGCTACAGCAAGGGTGCCAAGGTCTATGCCGACCCGGCGGACCCCAGCGCCGAGCTGCGCAACATCTATGTGCTCAGAGACGGTGGCTTGGCCCCGTGGCTGTCCGGCATCATGTCGCTCACCAGCATGCAGTCCAAGGGCTCCTCGGTGCACAGCGGCTACATGGACGTGCGCAACAACACGGGGCTGGGTAATGCCCAGCTTCAGGCCAGCATCACCAACGCGAAGCTGGACAACCTGCAGACTGTCATCGACCCAGGCCGCGACATGTCTAAGGAGCGCCGAAGCAATCTGGCTCCGGTCTACAACGACAAGGGCCAGATCGTGAACTGGCGCTACCTGATGCAGGCCAAGACCAAGGACGATCTGCTGGAGCGCGACAACCGCTTCGACCAGGTGCTGGGTACCTTGGCCGGTTCGATCTTCGACAAGGTGTCGAGCCAGGAGAGCAACGAAAAGGCGATCGGTGCACTGCGCGAGCAGTACAGAGAAGACCACTCCTACAACAGCGATGCCTATGTGATGGTGGGGGCCAAGAGCAAGGATCCCGAGATGCGCGAGCTCTGGCAGATGCTGCCCGATGGCACCAAGCGCGCGGTGCGCAAGATCTGGGGCATCGACGGGATGTACGTGCGCAAGGACTCGCTGGACATCTTCTTTGGGTACCGCAAGCTGAGCGCGGCGGACTTCCTTCGCAAGGAGCGCGCTGCCCTGGACGGCGTGCAGAGAATCGCCCGCAACGTGTTTCACCTCTATGCGAAGACCCGGGGCATGGACGAGCAGCAGGCCGATGACTTTGCCAAGCGCATGGGCGTGGCTCTGGCCAAAGGCGAGCGCGGCTGGATGGAGATCGTGCAAGCCATCAAGGACGTGATCGTGGTGAAGAACATCTTCACGCTCTTGGGCAACATCTACAGCAACGACTCGCTGCTGTTTGCCAAGGGTGTGGATGACCGCTGGAAGCACCAGCTCGTGGCGATCAAAGGGGCCATGGCCTATCAGGAAGATTCCCGCAAGCTGATGGAGCTGCAGACGAAACTCGAGTTGGGGTACACCCAGGGCAAGGACGCGCAGATGCGCGACCAGGTGGTGGAGCTGCGTGACCGGATCGATCGCAACCCGGTGAAAAAACTGATCGATGCCGGCCTCATGCCGACCATCGTGGAAGACGTGGCGGCCGACGAAGACATCTACTCGTACAAGACGCTCTTGCAGCGCAAGACCGAGGGCATCACCAACCGTGTGCCCGAGGGCTTGAAGACGGTGGGGCGCAACGTGTTCATGACCCGGGACACCAAGGCCTACCAGTTCCTGAGCAAAACCACGCAGCTCTCGGACTTCGTGGCTCGGTATGCGCTTTATCAGCACCTGACCACGCGCGCGGAGAACCCGCTCACGCATGAAGATGCGATCCAGGAGGCTTCGGATTCGTTTGTGAATTACGACGTGCCGATGCACCGCACGCTGCAGTACACCGACGACATGGGCTTCACACCGTTCAGCAAGTATTTCCTGCGCATTCAGCGTGTGCTTGTGGATACGCTTCGTGAGAATCCTGCAAGGGTGTTGGGATTGGCTGCATTGGGCCAGCTCGTGGATCTCGGACCCATCGTTCTGGACAGCTCCTGGATCCACCACTTCGGAAACAATCCGTTCCGATCGGGTGCACTGCAGGGCTTTGGTGTGATCGACGAGCTGCCGGCGGTGGCAGCATCGATGGCGCTGATCAAGTAAAAGAAAAACCCCCCAGTGTTACCTGGGGGGTTCCTCCCCGTTTCTCTCCGGGGTGTCACACGAATGTTCATGCACTGTTGCTTGCCCCAGAGGTTTACGCGTACTCTGGCGACTCATGCTGGTAGATCGTGTATTACCGCTGCTCGTTGATGTTTGGTTTCCGTCTCTCCGGAATGTCACGCCGTTCTGCTGGACTTCTGACTCCAGGCGTTCTCATGTCGCACATTACAAGCAATCCAGCTTGTGCGGCACCCCGTATCTTGGGCCGACAAGTCACAGGCGAACCTGTGAGAGTAATTGGTTGATGGTGGCCAATCGTAGCCCCCACATTGGCATGTAGTTACGACAAGGGCTTACACACAGGATCGGCTGTGCTACGAGTCACCATCAAGCAAGCCACTGCCAATTAGCCTTCCGGCTGTTGTCATCTGAAACGACCCGGAGCGCGACTCCCAGGCTCAGTGGCTTGCTTGATGGTTCCCGTCTCTCCGGGATGTCTCGGTCTTTGCCTGCCCAGGTCCACCGTTGACCCTTGGTATCGTACCGACTTCAGCCACAGGCCCTTACACCTTGGTTTCGTTGCCCAAGGTAACGTGATCTCGCTTGTACTTCGCTTCATCATGGGGGTGGACTGTCACTGGCCAGTGCGCTACCGAGGGTGCCCAGCCACGGGGATCAAACCCTTCGTGCTGTAGCCCTTCTCGCTGTCAATCCACCTTCATGATGATCATCCCTTACGGGGATGAGTCGGTCTGCCGGATTTTATAGCCCTCCTGCAGACAATGCCGGGCTTGGGTTACTTGACGAGAAAGTCGTCGAGTGTACCGCCACTTTTCAGGTGGTCATCCACCCATTTCGGTTTGCGCCCACGACCTGACCATGAACCACTCGGGCTGCGATATTTGATTGCTGGCTTGGTGGTGGATCGGATTGGAGTCCGACCCACTGTGGGCCCACCAAAGTCGAGCAGGTGTGGTTTGATGCCATAGGTTTTGATCATTGCATTGATCTGTTCTATAGCTTCTGACTTCTGACTTGCCAACAGCTCATCGTGTTCCTGTTGAAGGGCTGCGATCTTCTGTTGGAGTTCATCTAGCTTGCTGGCCATGGGTACTCCGGGGTAACTAGGTGGTCGCAGAAAGAGGTTCTCAAGCTCAGCGCTCGGGTTCTCTTCCTTGCTCACCTGTGGTGGGGCGGGTCTTCTTGGTTTCACAGTAGTCCTGGATGCAGTAAGACACGAAAGCTATCACAGCAATTGCGCTGACGATTGCTCCGAATGCAGCAGTAATTGCTGAAACGATTGCGCCTACGACGCCCAGGACCACCACCACGAAAGTTGCGGCTATGGCGTAGCCGACACCTTTGAGAAAGCCCATCCCGTCAGCTGATTAGCTGAACAGGCTGTTGGCCTTGGCCACTGGTGCTTCAGTGGCAAAAGGAGGCTCTTCAGCCACAGCGGTTTCTGCTGCAGCTATTTCGCGTGCCTCTTCCATTGCTGCGACGGTTTCGGCAGTAGGCTGGGCCACTGCTGCTGCTGCCACAGGCTTGGGAGCCTCTTCAACAGCAGGGGCATCCACGGGGATGCCGTAGGCGGCAACGCTGACGGCAGCGGGATCTTCAATGGAGATGTCGGCCAACACACCGGCTTCCTTGCGGCCGGCGGTGAACGAGATGCCCACTTCCTTGCCTGCCAGGATGATGCCTTGGCTGACGATGTACATCTTCAGAGCGATGACGATTTCGGCTTGTTTGAGCTGGATTTGCATGATGATCCTAGTGCGGTTTTGCTGCGATGAAAGGCAGCATTTGTTTGAACGAATTGCAGGCCAGACCTGCGTAGATGGCAGCAATGGCATCGGCCATGTGCTCGGCTTTCGCCTCGCTGACCATGGCCTTGCTGTTTTGCTTGTACATGGGCCAGTTGGCTTCGGGATGCGCAGCCATGGCCCACCGGATCATGTCTTGCTTGGTGGCTGTCTTGTTGCCTACCGATGCAAGCTTGACCTCGGTGGGGGTCACTTCGAAAAAGGGAATACCGTTGGCTCGAAGTGCCCCGAGAACGCCCACGCAGATGCCGTAGGAAGCCATGGCCCTTGCGGACTGGCTGCCGACGGGAACTTCTACGAAGACCGCTTGTGCGCCCTCTGAAGCGGAAATGGCTCCCTGGTAGAGCTGGAATGCGGACTCAAGATCGGAGCTGTTCTGGCGAACCTGTTTGCCCTTGGGGAGCTCGGGGTTGGTCAGATCCAGGAATTCGATCTTCAGTTTTTTGGTTTCCAGATTCAGGGTGCCCACCGCAAGACCCCAGTTGCGAAGACTGGGATCCTGGCCCACGACCTTGATGGTCCGGTCAGCTTCAGTGCTTGACAGGCTCATCGACGGGCGTGGACGGTGCTGCCTCTTCGGTTTCGAACACAAAGGGCAAGCTTCCCAGCTCCATCAGACCCAGTGAGAGTCCGATGAGAAAGCCCTTGTGCAGATCGCCGGTGAGGACTTGTGGCCCTTCGTCGTTGAAGGTCACTTCGACCCCTTGCGGGATCTTGAGCATGTGCTCAAGTTCAGTGATCTTCATCTGATGCCAGGCAACCAGGTGTCGCACAAACTGGTCCAGGTCCGACACCGGTACGGTTTCGGGCAGGCCAGGGGTGTTTTCGTTGTTGTCGTCGCTCATTGCACGATGCTCCAGTCATTGGCCAGCATGTCGGTCTGACTTGCGAGCCAGGGAACGACCTGGTTGTCGACCGTTTTCATGGCGAGATAGTCACGGTACGGAACCATGTCGTTCTCGAAGATGCCCACCATGGTCTGCATTGCGTTGCGCGCAGCCGGATAGCTGGCAGCTGGCACGTAGTAGACGAACATGCCCTTGCCATTCCAGCCGGCGCGGCCCACTTTGAAGCCCTTCTTCATGGCTTCGATCGCCAGTCCGAAGGTCATGCCGCTGGTGGGGCCGTAGGCGTTGTGGAACACCGCTTCAGGGCTCCAGGACACGTAGCCTGCGTACAGATCCGTGTTGCCTTTGCCACCATCGAGGTACTCCACCAGGAAGCCTGCGTCGTCACCGTTCTCATCGGCAGGCAACTGCCAGCCGCGAAAGGCGTTGTACTCGGCCCGGGTCATGGGCTTTGCATTGATCAGCTTGACACCGATGTACTGGTTCATGGCAGGCCCGCCTCGAAACGTCGTTGCTTGAGCAGGTAGCCTTCGAACGCCCAGATCTCATCGAACGCTTTCTCGAAGGCGTATTTCTCACCCAGAGCCTGGTTATATTCCTTCGGATCAACGCAAGCGCTGGTACCGATCACGGAGAAGCCGTTCTGCAACAAGATGCGGCAGATGGTTGTGGTGGTTCCTTCCAGAAGCTGGTAGGAAGTCAGCATGATCTTGGCGTGAATATCACTGGCCGAGACCTTGACTGGCAGAGTGTCAGTGCGTTCCATCATTGAGGAATCCAATCATTGAGTGACCACTGGATTTTGCGAATCCACTGGTGCAGTTTGGGTAGAAACTTTGGCAGCAGCTACTTGGGGGGAAGCTTGCTGTTGGATGGATGAGATCAATCCAGCCACACGTTCGTAGGGCAAAGCGCTGAGAGCACCAAGCACTACGTTGGTCGTCTCAAACGTGAGATTGAGGACGATCGGGGTATTGCCGTCAAGTGGCATAAATTCCTTTCATGAGTGGAGAAAAGTTAAAAAAGCCCGTCTGACTTTCATCAGAACGGGCTGGGACCGACTTCTTGCAGCAGTCAGGCAAAAAGACTGTTTGTCGGCTTCTTGGCAGCTGCAGGAGCAGCACCTGGGGCCTTGGGTGCACCTGGAGTACCAGAAGCTCCCTTGGCCTTGTTCTTTGTGGTGCCGGTATGCTTGGCATCCCAGGTGTCCACAAAGGCAGCGGTTTCAGCTTGAGCACGGATCTCAGCTGTGGTCATGCGATCCTTGGCACGGAACAGCTTGTCGATGTCGTTTTCGTCACGGGTTTCACCTGTGGCTTCGTAAACACCTGCGTCGTTCTTCTTGGTCTTGTCGACCGTTTGCTTGAGGAGACCGACCAAGATTTCCTTGTTCAGCAGATCCATTGGCACTTCCACTTTGGTGGGCACTTCAGACTTGGCTTCGGCCGAGTAGATGTTGACCACTTTGGTTTCGGTCTCCATCTGAGAAATCTCTTTGCCGCAGGTCAGCAAGGCCAAGCTGTTGGCATGGTTGAAGCCAGGCAAGTAGCGCTTCTCACCGTCCTTCTCGTAGTAGTTCTTGCCACCCTTGGCTGTGCCGGAAGTCATCCAGAGGGTCTGGCGGAACTCTTTGCCGGCGTCGGTCTTCAAGGTAAGGACCAAGCCCAGAGCGCCGCTGGAGGCTTTGGACAGGTAGGCCATGGCCACGGTGCACAGGTACAGGCCGGACTCCAGCGGGCCGCCGTTGCCTACGCTGTCGGTTTCGTCTTCGATGGTGTTGTCAGTTGCGAGTGATGCGAGCAAGCTCATGATGTTTCTTTCTGATGTTGAGAATGGTTTGGATTAAGGAAATGAAGACTGCGCTTTAAGCGTAGTACTCTTTGAGTCGGTCAAAAACCAACTGCATATTGTTGTCGATAAAAGTCTCCTTTGTATCGAACAACCCGAGAGGACCACGCAGACGTTCATTGACTGAGTCTTTTGTGATCTTGGTCTGGAAGACATACTTGAAGCCAAGTGCTTCCTCTTCAGGAGTGATCGTCAGAAGCTCCGACGAATAATCCTTCAGCGCTTTGAGAGGCACCTTCTTCGACGCGATGACGACGGTGAAGTAGCTCTCGATGCCGTTGTTCTTCAAGGAGCCTTTGACCGGCACCTTGGTTTCCATCAGCATCTCGGATTCGTTCAGCGTATCGGACGTGTGCGCAGTGAAGATAATCTTCTTCGTGGAACGGGCCACGTACTGCTGCATCAGCGTCTTGTAGTACTGAGCGAACTGGCCCCAGGCCTGCATGCCGTTGCTGGAATTCAGCACGTACAGGCTCTCATACATGTCGAGCAGATAGGTCAGGCTGTCGATCACGATGGTGTGAATCTCTGGCTTGCCTTCGGCCCAGTCGAATGCCTCGTTGATCTGAAGCGGGTCGGTGACCGTTTTCTGGATGAACTTGGCCCGGAATGGAAGGCGCTTGCCTGCCTCGCAATTGAGGTAGAGCACGCCCTCGGGGTCTTTCAATCCCATCAGGGAAGCGGACTTGCCCGTGGCAGACTTGCCACAGAGCAGGACCAGGTGGTCGTTAATGTCGGACATCGGTTTCCTTGTTTGGTTTTCCGCAGGAGCGCCGGAGAGCGCCCCACGGCTTGATCAGTTGTCGAACCAGAAGACGATGCGTTGATCGCTTTCAGGCACTTCTGAGGTCAAATTGCCGAGCATGTTTACTAGGCAACGGAAGTGATGGTCGATCACTTCTGCCTCTTTGCTGGGACTGATTAGCTGCTGAGCTTTCAGGCCCTTGAGTTCTTCCAGCTTGGCTTTGAGCTCTTCACGAGTTCGATAGCCTTCGCTGTGAGCGTCACCACTCCACTCTTCAAACATCTGACGAATTTCTGGTGAAGCATCTTTTGGAAATTTGATGCGCTCATCAAAAGACCAGTCAAAAACCGATCTGACTTGTTGAAGCAAACCGAACTTCCAATAGTCTCGCCCACGACCCGGAAAAGCATCCATGTCAGGAGCATTGTCTTCGTCTTCAAGCAGCTGAAACGAATCAGCTTGATCGCACTCCCATTGACCATTGCGTTTGGTTTCGGAGTGCCAGTGAATATCGCAGCCCATGTGGGCTCCTTTCATTAAATATCGAAGGGCGTCCATGAAGTCATCCATGGACTTGCCTTTTATCGTTTGGAAATGGCCTTAGCCACGGTGATCATGCAAGTTCCCATCGGAAACCTTTATGCGATTGGCGTTTACCTGCAATTACCGATGATATGTTTGCTTGCGAGAACCCTTGGCGCTTTGCTTCTTGCATTGATGGAAAAGTCTGGACAACTTCCCCGTTCAAAGTCAATTGGCGGATAGGCGCGCTTTTTGGATGCTGCTCATTGAACCTGCCTTTGTAAGGGGCAGGGTTTGCATGTCGAAGTCCAAGACGAAAAGCGTGGAGTGAATTCTCGCTTGAAGTAACCCATTCAAGATTGCTTGGGTGATTATTTGTTTTGTTGCCGTCAATGTGGTTTACGTTTGGTTTGTTGCATGGGTTAGGAACCCATGCCAATGCAACCAGCCGATGAACAAAATATGTTCGGCGCTTGGTTCCTGTAGGCCCATCTTTATAGGCACCACAAGTCAAATAACCAGCAGGCGTTCTTTTTGTTGCGATCCGTTTTGGTGAGGTTCGTCGATTCCCTGCGTGGTTACGCAAAGAATAGACGAAGCCTATTTCATCCACACCGTATCGCCCGTTATGGATTTCTTGCATCATCGCTTAGCCATTGACTTGGCAACCGTGACCATAATAGTTGCCATGATCTCGGCTTCGTCCAGCTTGTCGACGATCTTGTTGTTGAGCGAGATGACTCGCTGACGGATCGCTTCGAAATCGAAGCCACCATCCAACAGGATCATGGCAAAGCGCAGCAGCATGTTGTTGCGATTGCCGTCGCCGATGTTGTTGATCACCCAGCGCTCCAGGTTGTCCATGGATTGCTGCGAGTTCATCAGCTCCTTGCGCTCTTCGTTCTTGCTGGTCTTCGGAATGAAGGGCAAGGCGTCGAGCACTTCACCTTCGTTGTACTCGTAGGTGCCGTCGTGAGACAGCCACTTGCGAGCGCGCTGATTGGTTGCTGTGTCCACTTCGAATGGAAGCCACTCGAAGATGTTGGCCATGAACTCTTTGTAGTCCTTGGCATCCAGAGCCAGCTCGTAATTGATTGGTAGGATGATTCGGAACCGGTTCTCGACATCGGTGTGTCGCTTGGTCGTGTAGAGCAGGAACTTGTAGTTCTTCAGAAGCAGCTTGACGGTGCTCATGTTCACGCCGCCGTCCACGTCGATCACCACCATGTTGAAACCTGGCATGCAGTTTTCTTCATTGCGGTAGCCGCCGTTCAGGTGGTGGGCCACCCAGTGCAGACCGGGCGCTTGAGTCAGCCGGTGCAGCTGATCAAACGGGGCATACTCGTTGCGGTAGTCGGTCGTGATGTCGTGGCTGTAGCTCACGACGATCTTGTTCAGATCGGTCTCCTTGAGCGTCTCGCCGCGCAGGAACTCGATCCCATCGGAGAATGACTTCTTGATGATGATGTTGTTCTTGTAGCCGTAGGCGATGGCCAGGCTCAGCATCTCGGATTTCTGACCGGCCGCTCCACGATAGAACGGCAGGTCTTCGACCAGATCGGCTTGAGTCACGTCACGCTTGCAGGTGGCGATGTACTTGGCCAGCTTCACGTAAGCACGGTCGCGGGTCAGCAGCTGATTGAACGCACCACCGGATTCCTCGGCCAGCTTGATGGCCTGGTACAGGTGTTCCTGGGTCAGCTCGGGCGAGTCGTCGATAAACGCATACGCGCCGGCCAGCTTCAGGGCTTTGAAGTAGCGGTGAGAGATCTCGGCTTTCTTGATCTCCTCGTGCTCGGCGTACAGCTCCGCTTCGCGCTCGCACTTCAGGCGGTACTCGATCAGCAGCAGACTGGTTTCCTTGCTCATCACCAGACGCTTGTTGACGTTGATGATGTCGGCCAGTGCTTCCAGACGATCCGACAGCTCTTCCAGGTAGGTGTTGCTGTCCTGGTTTGTGAGCTGCGTGTAGACCTCCTCCGGGGTCATGTCGATGGCTTTGTTGGAAGCCCGGCTGTAGCCGAAGAAGCAGCGACGCGCATAGCCCGTCTCCAGCATCGAGTACAGCTCCTCCTCGGTCTTGCTGCCGTTCAACAGCTTTGAAGGTGTGCCGAACAGCAGCATGTTGGTGGGCGTGCGGCCGACGATCTCCTCGTTGCGGGTGTTCTCCGTCGTGTTCTTGATCAGCTTCTGCTTGATCAGGCCCATGTCGTAGAGCTCCAGGAACGTGTTCAACACGTCCACGTTGCCCACCAGGTTCGAACCGATCTCGTCGATCTGCAGGTTCACCGAACCGGCATCGGCCATCAGCAGCTTGTGACGCATCTGCTTCACGGCGGCCGGTGTGCCCGAGTCGAAGCTGAAAACCAGGGAACCCAGGCCTTCGAACTCCTTCTGCACGCGCACCAGCTCCTCATCCGGATCGCTGCTCTTGCGGTTGGCTCGTTTCAGGGCCAGCTTGGGCAGGTTGCTTTCAGCCAGGATCGGGAACGTCTCTTCGAGGAAACGGCCACGGAACTGGTTGATCACCTGGTTCTCGATGATGTTGGTCGAGAAGCCTTTGCCCGAACCCGATGTGCTCAGGTTCAAGGCATACATGTTCACGGGGATGTCCCCGCGATCATGCGTGGCGATGGATGTGCGCATCATCGAAGCCACCAGGCTGAAGTAGTAGCCCACCAGCACTCGGAAAAACAGCGGGTTGCTGTTCTGGGTCTTGCTGCAAAGGATGTTGACCAGCTTTTCGGAAGTCGGGTTGAACTCCATCTCGTCGTAGGATTTCATGGGGGTCTTTCGTTGAATTAGAGAATCAGATCACCCGATGCAATCAGCTGATCCTTCTGGTTGCACGCCGCGAATGCGGGGCAGTATTTGCAGGCAGTGACCTGGCCTGGGACTTCTTTGACCGTGCCGACGCCGCCCTTTTCACTCATGAAAATAACGGCCTCCTGACGGGTGTCGAAGTTCTTGGTGCTGCGCTTGCCTGGGATGTTGGCGTTGGCCGGATCCTTGTAGTATTTGAAGACTGGTTCCGAGCGCCACAGATCGTCATCCGAGCACAGAGGAATTTCTTCTTCAGGTGCATCGAAAAACTTCTCGATGAGCGCAAGCTTCTGACGGATAAAGTTCTCCGTCTCGGCAAGCGACATCAGCTGATACGACTGCTTGTGGAACCGGCGGGGCGGATAGTTGGGATCGGTCTTCGACAGCGCCGCTTTCCAGTCGGTGAAGATGTAATGGATGTCCATCTGATCCTGGTGGATCATCTTCGAGTCGAGCCAGCGGTAGATGCTGCCTTGCTGCGGGTACTTGTCCGAGCCGGTCTGCTTCATGTACGTGAAGGTGCTGGTGGACTTGAAGTCCTGCACGCGGCCTTCACCGACAAAGTCGAACTTGCCGGTGATCATCCACTTGCCCAGCTGACGCTTTAAGCGCTGCTCCAGATAGATCGGGATGGCATCCGGGTTCAGCTCAAGTGTGTGCGGATCCGGATTGATCACGACCTTGTTGATGACGCGATCCGGCAGGCCAATGGCTCGCATGGCTTCACGGTAATTGGTCATCCACGCTTTTTCGATCCCGTCGTGAATGGCGGTACCCATGCGGCTGTTCATCATGTCGGCCAGATTCACCAGGCCTTCACCTGGAGGGATGCGGCTTGGCAGAACGATCTGACGGATGGGTTTGAGCAGCGTGGTTGCGCTGATCGTGTTGGGGTCGTCGTTGTGGTCGTAGAAGTCACTGGCCAGGAATACGGCCAGCGCCAACGGAACTTCGGAGACGTTTGCGTAACGTGCAGTCATGGGGGAAACCTTTTTTGGTTGATCGAAGAAGCGGAGGGAGGCCGCATCATTGCTTTGCAGCGCCGTGCAATTGCAGGTAGCGGGTCAGCGTGTCGCGCGCTTCGGTGATGTCTTCGATCACGGACTTGCCACCGGTGCGCACACCGG